CATCTGCAATATTTGTACTTGGAGCGGTAAAGGAACTATTCCAATCACTGCATCATAATAATCCACCGTTTTCTTCAGCTCATTCAAATCAGTAGGTAACATTTCTATCCTCGTCGTTTTATGACAAATTTTCATTAGATCTTCTTCTTGTTGTTGTAAGAGCCTATGCCTTGAAACAAGAAGACAATGCTCATATACTGGAATTTGGGTAGTTTGGGTTTGGGCTTGATTAGTTTGGGTTGCCATTTTTTATCCCCAATTATACTCTTGGCGGGCTGGTATTTAAACTTTTCTGCCTAACAAGTTAGGCGGGAATAACGTAACCATGACGGGCGGGTGAGCTAAACAATCCCTCAAACAGCTGTTTGAGAGCAAAACATTAAAAAATAAAGCTCATTCCTTCCTGTCCATTTGTTTGTGTGGGACTAATAGGAAAAAGTAATCGCCATTGTTATACACTATCCTCAGTAAATATTTCATCCTTAACTTTTTGATGTATTCCGGGTCGCATTCGTATTCGTTTTTGTACATGTCAGGATCGTAGAAACATCTTATGTTCGCTAGTTCCCAGTAGAAATGTTTGCAATCACTGATTAACCAGTCCTTTTTGGTGTCTTCTTCAAATTGTACCAAAATTTTGTTGCACTCTTTACACTTTACCGATATAATCCCATCTTTTCTTTCTAATTCTAACAGTTGGGTTTGATTAGTTTGGGTTGCCATTTTTTACCCCTAATTATACGCTTGGCGGAATGGTATTTAAATTTCTAACAAGTTAGGCAGAACCATGACGGGATGCTAAAATACGGATGAGCGAAGAAGTTCTCACTAAAAAAAGTGTGATGGGGTTGGTGATGACATAGAACCAGTTAGCCCTCAAACAGCTGTTTGAGGGAAAACGTGTTCATACCACCCACAGTCCGCTGAGAAAAATTCAACTACTGATTCTCCTCTTTCTCTCCATAAAAATCATGTCTTCTTTTCCAAGTTAACTATAATATAGTCTTTATCCAAGGTTTTTATCCAACCGTAAGACTTCATCTTCATCAATATAATATGGGCTTCCAGGGGTGTACATTCCATATAAGCAGATGCGATATCAATTAACTTCTTTCTCTCTATAGTTAAAATTCCATTACTGCACTTAGTTATGCTGACAAGAAATTTATGGAACTCTCTAGCCTTCTTGTATTCGTCGTCTGTCATAGAATCAACTACACTATTAATAATAATGTTATAATCGTTTCCTGAAATGTTTTCCATAAGTTAAATATACATAACACACAATTTATTAACTTTGCTATGGTTTTTCTCAGAAAACTAAGGGATTTGCTGAAAAAGTATCAACTCGGCGAAATTAAGCCCTTATTATATTATATAAAAAGTAAGAGAAGCAAAAATCTAGATCATACAACCTAGGGAGATTCACGATCCTAGGGTCATCTACCACACCATATCATTAGGAAAGCCTACAGAGATAGATACAGATAGACATTAGGTATTCATTATTACTAGGGATATATTATACTATTATTACTAGGGATATGAGGAAATGTAAGCATGATTTATGGTTCATGAGGGTTTTTGCCCTGGATCTTTATATCGTTATATAATTCATGGGCGTTTTTTACGTTTCTATATAGTTCACATTCTTTCAACTCTCCTAGTAATTCTTATGATTAAACTGGGTGTTTAATTCAGTTTTAAAGCAGTAACTTGAAAAGAAGTACGTATTTTGGTAATTATTCCTATTTATTAAGTATAATAATAGTATTAATAGCAAATGTGAAAGTTCACGTCTCCTAAGATCAGTTCATATTAAAATCGCAAAATTGGAAAATAATCTGAAATTACTTTAGATCAATAGACTCTTTTTGAAATTCTTCTCAACAATTAAGGAGTTTATTGCAAAGAATTTCATTAAAAAACAGAAGTGAGAAATTGAATTTAAATTGTAGTTTAACGTTGTTTGAATTTTTATTACAAAAGTGATAAAAATTATTGATAGAGTTAGGCGTTTGTTTTATTCGTTCGTTACCGCAAGAATGAGTCTATGTCATCAAGGTAGCTTTCGTCTTCTATAAGTTTCATAGCAATTTCATAATATTCCCTTTCCATTAATTGCTTTACATTTGCCATAATTCCTTTTAATTTATGTGCTATTTTTACTAATTGTTTTATTGCCTCAATACCTTTGTCATACCTTCCTTCTATCCCTCTTCTTTCTAGACTTCTTTTTGTTTCCATCAGCCTTTCCGCGAATGCCACTGCTCTAGCCTTAAAGTACTCTACCAAATTCTCAATAACTTCTATGAGCGTGTCAGGAGTGGCAGTGTAAAAGTACTTTCCATCTTCTATTTCTCTCTTCATGAAATGAACTCCCTTAGTAAACTTTGTTCCTATTATGATGTACGTTAAGTCGTAAGGGTATTGTTTCCTGTAAAGTTTACTAGCTATCCAGTCCTTGATTTTCTTTACGTATTTCTCTACCTGTGCTGGCACCAATGGTTTGCTTTTTTGCGTAGAGAATTTGATAGCAATGACGAAGTCTTTAGCAGTTAAGTATTGATTAGTAAGGTAAAACTTAATGAGGATTAGTTTACGTTTAGTATCTGTAACGACATCCTTAAGTTTTACATCGTCTCCTGCACTATTTAGAGCTGAAACTACATCATACTTCAGTGTTATTGCGATATCTTTGATTAGGTCTATTTTTTCTTCTTCATTCTCAGTCTGAAAATATGTATCTAACAATTGTATAAGTGTAGGTCTTAGCATAATCTTTTCACCTCGTTTCACCTGAATCTATAAAAAAATCTAAAGAAGAACAACGGCATTGATAGAAAAGTTTATAAGGTTTAATTGATTTATTATTCATGACTAAGCACCTCCCCTCCCCCAGTATATACCTCTATTCCGCCCTTCCGTCTTCTTCATTTTTTAACCCCTAAATTATAACTCATTTCTAGTTTTTATATTATTCGCCCCGTTATTTCCTTTGCTTTATCGTAAAACATATATGTTCTTAAACTTTGTTTCTTTCTCACCCCCCTCAGTTTCACTCTAACCAGTTGGGCAGAAAAGTTTAAATATCAGCACGGTAATACATATTACAGGGATGAAAGGTGGTGAGGGTTGTAACGTTTAAGATAGAAGAAGAGTTGTTGCAAAAACTTGATCTTTTTTGCGTGAATAATAAGTTATATAGAAGTGAGGTAGTTCGAGATGCTATCAAATTCTATTTATCACATTATAAGAATATAAAAGAGAAATACCAAAGGGAGGATGGCAATGACAATAAATGAGATAATTGAAGAAAACGAAGAGCTACAAATTCAGTATAGCAAGGCAGTAAATGTTATAACAGCTTTAGAGAGAAAAGTAGCAAGACTGCAGAGAGAGAACGAGGAGCTGAAGAGGGAGAATGAAAAATTAAGGAGGCAGAGGGATATATTATTAAAAGGCATGCAGATAGCACTGCAGATGAGCGAAGAGAAGCAAAATCTACATTTGAAGAAAGTGCTAGAGAGTATAAAAGATATAGAAATGTCACGTTAATTTTTTTCCTATCTTCTCTTCTTTTTCTGTTTTCTGTTCCTATACTTTTTTTATGATTGAATGACTGTAGGGACTTAGTTCTCAACCAGCTTGGATACTACGCGATTTTTGACGCTAAATATTTTAAACAGCTGTTTGTGAATATAAATCAGTATGACAGAATCAATCGTTCTAAACCAAAACCAAATTCCAACAGACACTGAAACAGGCGTTTGTAAAGAGTTAGTCACAGATGGCATATATACTGTCTGTGCGGAAACCGGTGAAGTTATTGAATACGATGAGGAGAGGTTTTTTGTTAGCAACTCAGAAGGGATAGATAGATTAGATAAATTATCTAAAACGGATAAGGTCTATTCTCATTATCAACGCCATTACACTTTGTTACCGAATAATGGTATCGGTACAATCCCTGCAAAGTTTGACAATAAGCTAAAATACTACGCCTTTGCACACAGGGTATCTACATTAATTACTAATTCTATACAAAAAGTGATTTTCATGCGGGTAGCACAAAAAATCTCTCATAGGAAAATTAAACATAAACTGTATATACTTGGTGCATTTGCTGTTCGTTACTGCTCTGTTGATTTTAATCGCGTCGTATCACTTATACTCAATTTCTCGCAAGAAGATGAGGAGACCGTGAGGCAAACACTATCTGATACGATAGCCAACCTTAGTTATATTCTGAATAAGAAGCTCGATTTATCTAAAGCAGAAACACAAATGCGTAAACAGCTTATACAGCAATTGCGTTTTGAACTTCTTTACAGATATGGATATCTTAGTAAAATTGATAAATTCTCAAAACTTCACAGTCTCGGCGTTATTAAGATAGCTGTAATATTACTGCTTCTGAGGGACAATCGGAAGAACGAAGCAATAGAGTTGTATAGATACCGCCCGGAGTATAACATAGGTTTTAAGCACTTTGTCGTTGACTATGAAATCTATAGAACAAGATATGTCAAAAGGCTAACGCACGAACGCTTACAGACTTTATTATTTAGTTCTTCACGCCTGTATAACTTCAAAATAATCTTGTAGCAACACGCGAGGTATACCCCACCCCCCACTGCCGGCTTCTCTTTATAAAAAATATTTTTCTTTATCTATATTTAGTTATAGTATGTTAGTTCACAACCGATCACAATTGTTTTATTTGCCGTAACTAGGTCATGGCGAGTTCAAAATTTGCCTCAACCATATGTTTGGACAATTTGAACGCGATATTTTGAGAATTTTGCTGGCTATACGGAGCAAAACAATACAACAATTAAAATATTACTATAGATATAAATAAGAACTCAATAAAGTCTGGCTCCCTCCCAGCCTGCGAAGGTTCCCCCTAATCGGGTTCTGGGTTTTCGCATTCTCAAACAGCTGTTTGAGATTATTTCCGACGAGAAGTAACATGAGAAAATATCTTGTCAATTTCTCCGATAAAATATAAAATAGTCAAAAAATCATCTTTCCACCACCAGAGACCCCGTCCGTTAGGGCGGGGTAGTTTACTTAAATATAAATTGTTTTGCCTTTATATCATACACAGCACGATACGGTTGGAAGATTTTATAATAAGCTTCTGTTATGGCTTTAACGTCTTCAACTAATGGTGTGTAATTTTCTTCATAATACGCTTTAATTGCCCTTCTCGCCTTAGTAAAGTCATATCCGGCAAAAAGCTTTTTTACTTTAAATCGCGATATAAACTCTCTTACCTCGTCAGAAGTCATGTCTTTTTTGCCTAAAACATCGTGTCTTTGTATTAACGTCTGCAAGTCCGCATTAGTTATTACATTATTGAAATCAGCTACCTCTACTACAATACGACCAATTTTTTCAAAATTAAAAACTACAGCAATATATATAAGTCCAGTAGCAGGTGCTACATCATAAAAGTCGGCATTTACGCCTAATTTAGATAAAAGAGCGATATACAAGAAATACACATCGAAGAGGAAAGGATAAAGATAATTTGAAATTGGCGGGTAAAGTTTAGTGCAATACCGGTTCCATATATACACTTTTGCATCATCTGGCGAAATTTTGTTGGATTTGACAAGATCTCTATATGAATGAATCTCATATATCGATCTGTCATTCATCATAAAATAGTACCCTGCTTGTCCCTTATTAGCGAAGTACTGTACTAAATACTCAGCGATTTCATAACTATTGTATTGTATTTTGTATATTTGGCTTTCCAATTCGTCTATTTTTTGCTTTATCGATTCTAATAATTCATTTAATTCACCTAGTTTTTCATCTAGTTCCATTTTTGGTCAGTATATTTATGCCAAACCAGTATTTAAACGTTTCAGCCTAACCAGTTAGGCAATGAGCAGGGTGATGGTAAGTAAGAAGGATAAGGTCTTAAAACAGCTGTTAAAGTTGTAGCGTGAGAAAGAATTCAGCCCATTTCTTTTACAAGTGAAAAATAATATTAACTTTAAAAGAATAAGAGTTTCGGAAGAGAATTAGTAGTTAACCATCGTATGTATATTTTTCATAAGGTTTTCTATCATTTGCAGTATTTGCATTAACAACTGCTTTTTCTGTTCGTCTGTCATGTTTTGGTATTCCTGGACTAACAGCGTGTCATCGTTTATCCCTAACGCTTTCATTAAGCTGTCGAATTCGCTATCATTCAGTGGTCTGTTCTCTACTGATAGAATGTAGTATAGTTGGGAATATATATTATGGAGGTATAATGTGTCTTTTTCATCAACAGCTGTCTTCTGGTAGTAGGCTAACGCGTTTTGGACTTCTTCTAATATTCCCATATCATTTCCTTTTCCCAATTCGTTTTTAAAAGAAGGGGGAACTGCCATGCCACACCTCTTAAACAGCTGTTTGAGAGTATCTTCTCAAGCCCCCGCATTTTTTCTAGCTTTATAAACCTTTCAGGTACAGGTTTAAGATAGTATGAGAAGAAATAAAGAAGAAATAATTGTCGGCGTACTGGAGGCAATAGATCATAAGATTAATAGGATATCGAGTATAATGAAGAATGTTAATCTAAGTGCTTCTTTAGCAAAAAAATATTTGGACAATTTAATGGAAAACGGGTTAATTGAAGAAAAAAATGGGGAATATATACTTACAGAAAGTGGAAGAAAAGTTCTAGAACTTTTAAGGGAGAAGAGAAAATTAGAAGTAGAATTAGCACTACTATTAAACGAGATAGCGGATCTTATGAGCTGACTTCCTCTCCGCCCTGGAAGGGCGAGGCTTTCCGCCCCCTTAACCCCTTTCTTTGTAACTCATAATTTTTCTTCAGCTTCATCAAGAGTATAGAACTCGCCAATTTTTATTTCACAGTTTTCCTCGAAAAATTGTTGGCATTCTTTCAAATACCTTTTTGCAGTAGACTTCCTCTCTGTTATTTTTAAATAAACAATATCACCGTCAAGGTCTTTCGCAAAAACTACCCACATCCTCTTCATTTCGTTCGCCCCTGTACTCTCATTTACTCCATATTTTTTCTATGAGTTTTATAGCGTTCTGGTATTTTTTATTAGGCAGAACATAAACGAGCAGAAGTACAATAACTATGCCTACATCAATTCTTGATAAAAACGAAGGCGAATTCACGAGAGCTACCAAAAGGGTCATAATTATCATGACGTACATTACAGAACCTACTACTAGCCCCATAAGTATATCCTGGAGTGCCTTCTGGTGTTTATTTAAGAGCTGTCTTACATCGCCTCTCATAAAGAACATGACCGGCAGTTTGTAGATGGATCCGTACTTACCCAAGAAATAATGCATGATTGCAACATTAGCAAGTAAATACAGCAAAGATATTGCGGTTTCAATATCACCAGGTAAAGGACTCCGCACCTTGCCGAGTAGCGAGCCTATTACGAATATTATAGATAAGTCGGTAGATACGATTATGGCAGATAATGGTAAAATCATAACTATCCATAATAAAGCGATACGTGACATATCAATAATCGCTGGTTTTAATGTAATCTTTAATGCAAGTATTTGAAGTCTTAATGCTTGACGGCACGTTACTTTATATCCACGTTTTTTTACTTTAGTATACATATCATACTCTATTAGTGCAATTAGTGCAATTGTGGCTACTACTAAAAGTAGTAGTGTTATTATTTTGTCTATAGGCTGGTTCATATTAAGAACTTCTCCCAATTTGCTTTTAAAGCGGGACGGGCTTTCTTTACACACCCTCAAACAGCTGTTTGAGATTATTGTCAGCAAGAAGAAGCTGACCTGCGGAAAAGAAGAGGAAGAAAAAATTAACTTTGTTCTTCACGAATAATTTCAATACATTTCTGTATTCCGATCGATACCATAGGGTCATTAATGCAATAATTACAATATTCAATATTCTCAATTATCGTCCCTAGTACTGTGTTGCCGTCTTTTATTATGTACTTTATCTTACCTGAATACGTATGTTCATTGTATTCGCTATCGTCTTCTTCTACATTAAAGTATTTTTCAGCCTTCTCAAGTAAAAGCGAATACACATGTCCAGTCTTCGTACACGTCTGCATCTTCCTTGTGACATATTTCGTGACTAATTCACTAACTTTATCTATGTCCATGTCCTCGTCAATAACAAAAATTTCCCTGAAGATATTGAGTTCTTTGTCATCTAATTTTATTATATCTGGATCCATGATAACGTCAAAATCGGAATCATTGTCGTTGTTGTAGAATATATATGTATATGTGTTATCTATCTCGTAGTCTTCTGGCAGTTCTAGTTCATGTCTGTATACTAACATACGTCCTGTCTTAAAAATTGCCTTAATTATTTCCTTTTCCAATATCTCATTCATCTTTTTCACCCTCATGATAATGTTTGCTAAACTGGTATTTAAACTTTCCTGCCTAACCAGTTAGATAGTGAGTAGGGGTGATGGGAAGAAGTACAAGGTCTTAAAACAGCTGTTGGAGTTATTTTCTCTTTCGGCTCAAAGCAAAATCCCCCGGGGTTTTTAAACTTCTGTTTCAGAGTATAAGATGAGGGAAAGCGAAATGAAAGATAAGAGAAAGTTACTCCAAACTCATAAAAGTCAAATTCAATTTTTTACAACTTATTATAATACAAAGGGGGTGGCAAATCAATGAGAGAAATAATTCATATACAATTGGTGGAGGAGTATCCAGACTTCCATTTCAAAGATATAAGGAAGATGTTATCGAAACATTTTAAGAGGATAGATAACGACACTTTCGAACTCAAGGAAGG